CCCCCGCGAGGGGGCCATCCAGCGCAGTGCAACACACTCTTCACCTATGTTTACAAAGATGGTGCACCCGCCTATGATGGCATCGGTGCCAGTGACTGTGAAGTCCTGGTGTCGGTGCCTGAGGCGAGGGCACCACCCCTGGTTTGTGTTGGTGAAGAAGTCCCGGAATAAACCGGGAAAGGACCAAAGGAGTTTCAGTGCTCGTGATCTCACATGGCCCTGCGTTATAGACGTAGGGTCCTCCCAACTGAGTTGGGCGAGGGAACTACCTTTACGGTGAACGAGACTCGAACGACGAATGGATTTCTTATTCGTCGTGAGGTCTTGCCGCCGTCTAGGCGCTCTCTCGGTGTTGCACGAGGAACCCAGGTAACTGGGTCCGAAGGGCATCCGTGGGGATCCCGTAAACGGGGGTCTCTGCAGGATGTCGGCGGGAACTTTTCTTCCGTGAAGCAGGTTGCGATGGCTCTTCCGAGCCACGTTTCTTGCGTCGCGGAGTCAGGTTCCCAGCTGTCTGGCACCTATTCAGCCTCCACTTATCGTGGAGACTGTTTGCCGATTACCCAAATAGGTATCGGTGCTAACCTGTGGCCATCCCTTAGTACGTCTTCAGCTTCACAGCTGGACGCCTTTGGGGCAACCGCGGTAGCGAGGTGCAGCCCCGTTTCTCCGGTGGCTAGCCTCTCCAATCTCCTAGGCGAATTAGTAAGGGACGGCTTACCAAAGCTGCCCTTACGTGCCTGGGAGGATGGTGTTCGTTTATTCAAGGAAATTGCTCGGCGTAAGCCGGGCAGTATCCAAGAACTCGGCCGTTTGGTCGGGGACGAACACTTGAATTTGGAGTTTGGCGTGAAGCCACTCCTCATGGACCTTAACAAATTCCTTGAGGGTGTTTACCGTGCGGACGAGCTTCTCACTCAGTATGAGCGGGATGCTGGTCCGCGTAAAGCGGTCCGCCGGAGATACGAATTTCCACTGATTACAGATAGGGTTGTAAGTACCTTTCCGACAACTGATTGGCCTCTCATAGCCAGTCAGAATACGGGGTACTATAACAATCCATCTGGTTGGAGCATAGTTCGTACCCGTGAAACTCGGGTTCAGAGATGGTTCTCGGGGGCTTTTACTTACCACCTACCTTCCGGTTATGACAGCCGAAAGGAGATGAGTAGGTATGGCCTCCTGGCCAAGAAAATTCTTGGCCTGAACGTCTCTCCAGAAGTTCTCTGGGAACTTGCCCCATGGAGCTGGGCTGTTGATTGGTTCTCTAACACTGGGGACGTTATTCAAAACGTTACCCAGCGAGCCAACGACGGTCTGATTATGCGGTATGGGTACCTGATGGAGAATACCATCGTAAAAGATACCTATACCCGCCCGGTGTCTCCGTTTAAAAACGGGTCGCCGTGCGGTGTCGTCGCCTTGGTTTCGGAATCCAAGGTACGTCGACGCGCAAATCCCTTTGGCTTTGGAGCAAGTTGGGCGGGTTTGTCACCCAAGCAACTCTCCATAGCAGCAGCTCTGGGTTTGAACCGGAGCTGAGGCCGTGTGTTCCATTGCGTTAAACGCCAATGGGGCTCGAGAACCGAGCCCTAGGAGTGATGCCTATGTCACTAGCCGATCCCCAAACCGTCACCATTTCGGGCACGACGACTCCCCTCCCACGCACCAGCGTGGATCAGGACGAGTCGGAGTACACGAGTGGCGATGGCTTGATCAAGCTGCTGGTGTCGCATGCCTATGGCAAGCGGCAACGGCGCTTGGTCCGGATCGACCATGCGAAGATGGCCGCTGACGTGTTCAAGCCCACGGAAAACGTGAAGGTCGGAATGTCGGTTTACACCGTATTCGACCTTCCGCCCGCGGGCTACACGGCAGCAGAGGCCTTGGCGGTGTGGTCTGGGTTTAACACCCAGCTCACTGCCACTTCGAACGCGGTCGTCACCAAGATTCTTGGTGGCGAGTCGTAGTGGTGGGAATGGCGAATGGGGTCCTGACGAACCCTCTCCGGAAGGGGAGGATAAGTCGGTCACTATCCGTCGTTCTGAACGTCCT